AGACTTGCCCCACCTGCGCAATGCCCTGGCGCGCATTCCACAAAGCAGCTTGCCCGCCGATGTGAAGGAGCGCGTCGCCGCGAAGGCGCGACGCCTCGCGGGCGGCACGGGCGAAATCGAAGTCAGAGAAAAGGACAGTGTAATACCGGAGGGTGAAAAGATGACGGACAAGATCAATCCACAATCCGCTGTCAGTGCGGAGGAGTTCGCCGCATTGAAGGCGAAAGCCGACAAGCTCGACGCGCTGGAAATCGAGGTCGGCACGCTCAAGACGAAGGCTGCGGAGGCCGACACCTTCGCCACGCAGCTTGTCGAGATGAAACGCCAACGTCGGCGCGACCAGCTTCTGCGGCGTGCCGAGCAGTTCGTGGCGATCCCGGAGAAGCCGGAGACCATCGCCGAGAAGTTTCAGGCGCTGGAGGAGATGGACGCGGCTCGCATCGCCGCGCTGCCGGAAGCGCAGCGCAAGGATGCGCCGAGCCTGTTTACCTGGTTCGACGGCCTGCTGGGCACGCTCGACCAGCAGCTTGTGACCGCCGATCTGTTCGGCCAGAAGTCGATCGCGCAGAAGGAACAGGCCGACACGTTCGAGGCGGCGGTTGAGGCGAAGTTGACTGAGAAGTTCGCCGGCGACCGTGCGAAGTATGCCGAGGCATTTGAGGCCGTCGGCGCGGAGCGGCCCGACCTTGCGCATCAGTACACCCTGCGCCAACGCAAGGCGCGGTGAGGTGAGACATGGCAACCTACAAAGCAGTTTCCATTGACGGCGATGTCAGCTTTCAGGCCGACGTCGATCTGACCCTGGTGCAATACTACTTCGTCGCCGCCGCATCGACGGCGGGCAACGTCAAGGTCGCCACTGGCGCCAGCAACCCGGTTCCGATCGGCGTGTTGCAGAATGCGCCGAGCGCGGGCCAGGAAGCGCAAGTGCGCGTCATCGGCATGACGAAAGTCTTCGCCGTGACCGACGGCACCTGCGCGCTGGCCTGGAGTCGCTTTCTGACCGCGAATGCGTCCGGGCAGGCCGCCGGCGTCGCCGCCGCTCAGGAAGTGACCCTGGGGCGCTGGCTCGACACGAGCGCGCCGCTTTCGGCGTCCCGCTTCGGGAACGCCTTCATCAACTGCCTGGCCGCGACCGGCTGCGCGCCGAGCGCCTCGTGAGGTGAGACATGGCAAAGCCTACTTATGCACAAGTTCATGTCGATACGCCGCTGACCAACATCAGCATCGCGTATCGACCGTCGAAATTCATCGCGGAGCAGGTGTTCCCGCGCGTGCCGGTAACGAAGATCTCCGACAAGTTCTTCGTCTACACCAAAGCCGACTGGCTGCGGCGCGAAGCCGAGCCGCGCGCGATGGGCACGCGCGCCAGCCGTGGCGACTACGGCCTGACCACGGATTCCTACGTCTGCACGGAGAAGGCCATCGCCAAGGGCGTGCCGGACGAGATCGTGGACAATGCGGACAATCCGCTCAGGCCCGCGCAGGACGCCACGAACTACGTGACCGCGCAGATCCTACTGGAACTGGAGAGCGAAGTCGCGGGCAACGCCTTCGGCGCGGGCTGGTCGTCCAGCGCGACCCCCTCCCCCACCTGGGACAACGCCACATCCACGCCGATTGAGGATGTGGAGACGGCGCATAACAACGTCGTCTCGAGCATCGGCAACATGCCGAACGTCGGCGTGATGGGGCGCGGCCTGTGGCGGTATCTGAAGCAGCATCCCGACATCGTGGACAGGATAAAGTACAGCGCCGGCCCGAGTTCGCCCGCCATCGTGACGCTCCAGGCGGTCGCGGCGCTGTTCGAGTTGGACAGGCTCCTGATCGGCATGACCATCGAGGACACCGCCGCCGAGGGCGCGGCAAGCTCACTGTCCTACATCTGGGGAAATCACCTGCTCGTGGCCTACGTGACCGCGCAGCCGTCGCTGCTGGAGCCGACGGCGGGCTACGTATTCACGTACAAGAACCGGGTCATCAACCGATACCGGGAAGAGCAGGAGAGGCAGGACGTCATAGAAGCCTCTCAAAGTTGGGACACGAAGCTCACCGCGACCGATGCCGCGTACCTGATCAAGTCGGCTGCATAACCTCTGGCGCCTAATGCGCTGGTCGTCTGACTGGAGGGCAACATGCCTATCAATTACCGCAACAAGGCCAACTTCACGGCGGGCGCGGCCATTGATGAGATCTTCACCGCCGCAGAATCTCTGACGGGCAAACGGTATTATTTCGTCGCGCCCGGCTCGATCGCGGGCGAGGTCATCGCCGCGACCGGCGCGAGCAATCCGGCGCCGATCGGCGTCCTGCAGAACGCGCCCGGCGCGGCGACAAAGGCCTACGTCCGCATCTTCGGCGTCACGAAATTGACGGGCTGCGCCGCGACGTGCGACATCCGCAACGGACGCTTCATCCGTTCGTCGAGCGTCGGCGCGGCGGAAGTGCCGGCCAGCGCGGGCGGCGGCGTCATCCAGGGCCGCTGGCTTTCGGCCAGCGTCGCCACGAACGCGTCTGGCTTGGCCACGAAGGCGTTCGTGGACTGCATGAGCCTCGGCGGAGTGTGCGCCGTGAGTACATCCTAAAGCCTCTTCTCTCCTCCTTTCGGGCGGGCCGCCGGGGAAACTCTCCTTAACCACAGACCTGGCGCTCCGAGCGGCCCGCCCACGACGGGATCGGCGATGGCTGAACCGACACGAATCTCCACAGGCAGGTTATCATGGCAATTTTAGTGCCGAACACCGGCTCTACTTTCGCGTCTGCCGGTTGCGTCGTCGGGAGTGCTGATCGATGGATATGGTTCGGCTTCCGCACCCTGCCCAACGCCAGCGGCTCAGCGACGTTCTATCGCACCAACGCCTCGACGAGCGGCTGCGAAATCCTGTCCATGTCGCTATGTCCGGGGCGGGCAGAAGTCATCGCCCAGCCGTTCAACTCGCCATGCGGCATCTACATCGCCGGCGTGACCGGCGGCTGCGCTATCGTCTGGATGAAGGAGAAGCAATAAATGAGCGCACTATCCGATTATCTCGAAAACAAGGTGATGGATCACTTCACGGGCAAGACGACTTTCAACAGCCCGTCGATCTATACCGCGCTGTTCTCCACGTCGCCCACCGACGCCGCCTCCGGCCTGGAAGTCAGCGGGGGCGGCTACACGCGCATCCTGTCCGCCTCGTGGGACACGTCGGCGTCCGGCGCGACCGAGAACTCCAGCGCGATCACGTTTCCGCAGGCCACCGCATCGTACAACGTCGTGGCCGTGGCGCTGATGGACGGCTCGACGGTCGGCTGCGCGACGAATATCCTGTGGTACGGCTCCCTGACCACGTCGCGGCTCGTGAACCAGAATGACACCTTTGAGATCGCGGCGTCCAGCCTGGATTTGACAATCACCTGAGATGGCGATTTCCATCGACAACCTGGGGAACTCGGCCAATCCCGACATTAACAACGGCGCGAATGCCTGCATTTACACGAATTCATCGTGGACGCCGCCCGGGTCGGGATTGGTTATCGCGTTTGCCTCGAGCCGGGAGGCGGCTGGCAACAATGGCCCGCCGACGGTGTGCGGAAACAACCTGGCCTGGACGCAGATCAAGACAGACACATTCCAGGCCGGCGACTGCCGCTCGACGCTCTTCGCAGCAGACGCCACGGGAAGCGTATCCGGATCGACGACGGTCGATTTTGCAAGCGTCGTGCAGCTCAACTGTGATGTCAGCTTCTTTGCAGCATCGGGCGTCGATCTGTCTGGCGGCGTTGCGGCGGCTTTCGTGCAGACGCCTTCGGCATCGGGCGTGGATACGTCGGGCAGCATCGCCCTGGCGGCAGCGGCGCATCCCGATAATCGACCGATCGCATATTTCTGGAACCTGGCGAATGCATCTCTTTTTGAGCGTACGAATTGGACGGAGATTGACAGCCTCCAGGGAGTGGGTCCCAATCGTGGACTCCTTTCGCAATATCGCGGGGATGCTTTCGAGACCGTGTCGTCGGCGTCTTGGGCGTCGTCGGTGGACTGGGGCGGCATCGCCGCAGAGTTGAAGGCGACGGTTGGAGAAGAAGAAGCGGTCACTGTCCCGCACCGCCGAGTTGAGCGCCTGCCGCATTACAGGATGTGAAATATGCCAGTCTATACAGCACGACTTGACGCGACATCCGTCAGCAGCGCGGCGACGCTGGTGCAGCTGAACGCGCCCAGCAACGCGGCGCTCAAGATCCTGCGCGCCTGGGCCAGCGTGTGCACCGTGACAAGCTGCGCGCTCCAGGTGCGCCTGACGCGGCGCACGACGGCGGGCACGGGTACGGCCTTCACGCCGATCCGTCACGATTCCTTCGAGTCGTCCACGAGCGCCACGGCGACGGTCAACCACAGCGCGGAAGGCACGGCGGGCGACGTGATTATCCGCGACACATTCAATGTCCTGAATGGGTATCTGTACCTGCCCGTCCCGGAGGAGCGGATCGTCGTGCCGCCCGGCTGCGCGCTGTCGCTCGATCTGCCTGTCGCGCCGTTCAACGCCTCGTCGCTGAACGCCGGCATCACCTGGTCCGAGCGGGAGTAGAGATGTGGCGGGCCACGTATTCCGAGCGCCGCCGCGACCTTCGCAGCGCATACGCAGTGTCGTTGCGCCTCTTGCTCCATCACCGCCAGAACTCATCCAAGGATCGGCTGCACTTGCAGCCTTTGGCTCTTTAACAACTGACGCACAAATAACGCAACGCTCCGACACAGCCCTGGCCGCATTCGGCTCGCTGACGACGGATGCGGCGCTGATTGTCCGCGCGGACATTGCATTCGCCGCTTTCGGTAGCCTGAGCGCCGAGGGGTCGCTGGGCGGCCAGATCCAGCCAGGAGCGGCAAGCCTGTCTGGATTTGGCTCGCTGACAGCCGACGGCCAGTTGACGCAGCGCGATAGCGCCGCGCTGGACGCCTTCGGCAGCCTGACGGCGGCGGGCAGCATCCTCGGCGTCGTGTGGCGTTCATCGGCCAGTGATACGAATGGCGGTGGTTCAGCTTCACTGATTCTCACTGTCCCGCCTGGCACATCGGCGAGTGATATACTGGTCAGCCAAGTCACGGTGCGCGGTGGAACGGCTGCATCGATTACCATGCCATCCGGCTGGACTTCGATCAATCGTGCGGATAGTGGCACGGATCTGGCGCAGGAAATTTTCTATCGTGTGGCCGATGGCACAGAAACCAGTAGTTGCAGTTGGGGCTTCGATTCATCGCGCAAGGCGTCCGGCGGCATATCGGCGTACTATCAGGCCGATACGGGCAGTCCCATCGCAACTTCCAGCAGCCGGGTCAATGCCTCCAGCGCCAGTGTAGTAGCCGATTCGGTTGCGCCTTCGGCCAGCTATTCGATGGTCGTCGGCCTGTATGGCACGGCGGTCGGCACGACATTCACGCCTGATCCGAATCAGATCGAGCGATGGGACATTGCCAGCACAGGCGCAGCGGCAGGCACTCGCACGACCTCGGAGGGCGCAGATGAAAAGCCAACCTCATCTGGCTCGACGGGCACCCGCACGGCCGTTGCCGCTGCTGCCGCAGTCAACATCGGACATCTGGTCGTCGTCAATCCAGTTCTGCTGGCAAAAATTAGTGGTGCTGCGGCTCTCGCTGCTTTTGGCTCTTTAACATCCGACATACAGGCCACGCTGCGGCCCGATGCCGCATTGGCTGCGTCCGGCGCAGTCACGGCGGACGTCGCGCTCATCATCCGGCACGCCGCCGCGATGAATGCGTTCGGCGACCTAACGCCCGTGGGACAAATCACGGCACGCGGCGACTCGGCGCTGGCGGCGTTCGGGGATCTGGTCGCGGAGGGTATCAAGAAGATCTCCGGCGACGCGGCCCTGGATGCTTTCGGCTCAGTCGTGGCCGACGCGCTCCTGTCGCTGCGAGGCGATGCGGCCCTGGCCGCGTTCGGATCGCTGGATGCCGTGATGCGAGCCACGTTGCGGCCCGATGCTGCATTGGCGGCCTTCGGCAGCCTCGATGTAGAGGCACAAATGACGCTGCGGGCCGACCTGATAAGCGCGGCGTTCGGATCGCTCACGGCGGACGGCAGTATCGTCACTCCGATTGAAGTGGCGATGGCCGCGTTCGGGTCATTGATCGCAGACGGCCAGTTGACTCTGCGCGGAGATGCTGCGCTGGCCGCGTTCGCCGACCTGACCGCCGATATTGGCAAGGTATTCGGTTCCGCGACATTGGAGGCGTTCGCTAACTTTGCGCAAATCGGTCAGCTAACACTTTCGGGTGATTCCGCGCTCGCCGCGTTCGGCTCATTGCTCTCCGACGGTGCGTTGACGCAGCGTGAAACGGTATCATTGGCGGGGGCCGGCGCGCTGGAGATCGCCATCCGGTTGACGCTAGGCGGGACGGCGGCGCTGGCCGGCGTCGGGACGCTGACACCGGATGGGCGGCTAACACTGTCGGCGGACGCTGCCCTTGCCGCTCTCGGATCGTTGGTGGCGACTGGCGACATTCAGATTCAGGACGTGTTCGCGGCGCTGGCGCTGACGCTGGCGCGCCGGAATTTCGTGCTCAATCTGCGCGACCGCAGCTTGACGCTAAATCTGAATCGCCGCTCAAGGACGAGCAGGACGAATTGATGGCGACGGTACTCGAATTCAGAGACAGCCCGTACGAAATATCGGACGCTGAGCGGCTCGCGCTCGGCTTCGACGTGGCGAACTGGGGCATCACTTGCCCGCTGTCGCCATCCGCCGTGATCCTCGATTCAGCGGGCACGGACCTGTCGGCGTCGCTGTTCGCGGGATCGGCGGCCATTTCGTCCTGCACGGCGACGTGCATCGTCACGCCCCGCATCCAGAGCCTGATCGCTGGCTGCACCTATCGGCTGGAGATGCGCTGGGAAGACAACCACAGCACGCCGAACCGGTTCCAGGCGGCGTTGACGATCAAGGCGACATCATGATAGCCAACGTAACCATCAACGACAAACTTGCAGCGGCACTATTTTCTGAGGCAAAGCGGCGGCAAGCATTCGTATCCAGGCAAGCCGATCCGATCGTCGCCTTCGTGCTCTCCGGCGGCGGCGTGCGTGGCGCGGTCCAATGCGGCGCGCTTATCGCGTTGAATGAGCGCGGTATCACTCCGCATCTCGTCGCGGGCACATCGGCGGGCGCGCTCAACGGCGCGGCCTACTGCCTGATGCCGGGACTGGTCGGCTTGGGGCATCTGGCGACACTCTGGCGGATGACGAAGCGGGATGATGTGTGGCCGGGTCATCCGCTGTCGTGGGCCTGGCGCATCATCGCGGGCGAGTTGAGACTTGGCCCGAAGCCGCTCGGCCTGGTGAGTCATACGCACCTGATCGGCTACATTGAAAAGGCGCTGGATTTTGTTGTGGGTCGGCACGATCTCACATTCGCCGATCTCGAAATTCGCATGTTCGTGACGGCGGTTGATGTCGTCACTCGCGTCCCCATGATTCTGGGCGATCTCGACGAATCTCTGGTGCTCTCCATCGCGGCGAGCGCGGCCATGCCGGGCATTTCCGATCCCGTGCCGTTTTTGAATACGCTGCTGACCGACGGCGGCGTGGCGAATCCGCTACCGCTAGACATCGCCATCCAGCGCGGCGCGACGGAGATCTACGCCATCGACCTGTCGGGCGTGGACACTCCGTATCGTCCTACGAACATCCTGGAGAAGCTGCTCGCGGACTTCGCGGCACAGCAGCGTGAGTTGGCCGCGCAGGGCATACGGTACGCGCAGGAGAGCAACGTCACGCTGCACCATCTTGATCTGGGTTTCGACGTGGACCTGCTGGATTTCAGCCGGGCGCAGGAGATGATTGAGCACGGCTACAAGGCCATGCGGGATTATCTGAGTGATCCGCACCCGCTGCGAATGAGGGAATAATGATGTGTGCGTATGCCTCGGCGAGCGATGTCTCCAGCCTGACCCGCAATCTGGTCGGCGGGGCGTCCACGTTCACGACATCCACCTCCCCTACCCTGGCGCAGGTTAACGCCTGGCTCACCGCCGGTTGCGCCATGATCGAGACGGTCGTCGGCGGCACATCCATCGGCGCGACGCGCACGATCTACGGATTCGCCGTCGAGGCCAACGCGCTCTACGCGGCTTGGATGGCCGAGCGGTCACGCACGACTGCGGCCACGACTGCGCAGGAGCGCACGCGGGCCGACCAGTTGCGGCGCGACTTCTTCGATCACCTGGGCTGGCTGGAGAAGTACGGCAACTCGCGCGGCGGCGTGGCGCCGGTCAGCCTGGCCTACGCCGGCGGCATCAGCAAGTCGGACAAGGAGGATGTGGAGTCCGACGCCGACCGCGTCGAGCCTCGCATGCGGCGCGGACAATTCCGGAATCCAGAGGCGTTGTCGCCAGATGACACAAGCGCGAGTTGAGGATCGCTGGCCGGCCATACACGAAATCAATATCCCGCAGCCGCTAACGTCGGTGGATGGCAATCCGCACATCTGGGAAACGCTGGCGCTATGCCAGATTGCCGCGACGGTTCCAGCGCGCACGGCCTTCGAGATCGGGACGTACAACGGCTCGACGGTGACAGCCCTGAGCGCCGTTCCGGGCATCGAGAGGATATGGACGCTCGACCTGCCGCCGAACCAGGCCCCTGCCCTTCCGCTGGCCGCTGGCGATTGGCGCTATCTGGGCACGCCGAAGCTTCCACTGCCGGCCGTGGTCGAGCAACTCTGGGGCGACAGCGCGACATTCGATTTCGGGCCGTACATGCGCCGCTGCGATCTGGTGTTCGTGATGGGTGCGCATAGTTTGGAATACATCGAAAACGACCTGGCCGCCGCATTCATGCTGAAATCACCGATGGGCGTGGTCGTGCTGCACACAGGCACGGCGAAACCGATGCGCGACATATGCCTGAAGTATGATACCTGGCTCATCAGTGACCGAATGGCGGTGATCGATTTGGGGATGAATCAAGAAATTGGCAATTCGCCTGTTCGTTCAAGTGGAATCCATTTCCCACTACGGCGGAATGCATAACGACATGAATTTGAGCAGAAGGCATGCGTTTTCCCAATCATCTGAGATTCAAGACGATAGAAGATTGCACCACACTGGGCACAAATATATTGAATCTCGGGAACAGATTTCATAATATGGAGCGCCCCATCGGGAAGCTGGTATCGTTGCTTAGGCGAACCAGCCCGAAAGGGCGCATGAGAAACAAAAATACCAAGCAACTGATTCGCCTAAGCAAGCATATTATAAGCCCTTTCATGCTAGGACACAAGATGATTGGGTGATACGAAAGAGGGTGATGTCAATGGCAATTCCGCAAGGAGGTTTGCATCTCATATACCTCTATGCGGATTCCCCATAAAGAAGGAATCCGCAACTGAATGGAATTGCTCTAGTCCCAGTGGCGCTGTCTCACTCCATCCGACGCGATCAACGCCGAGCACGAAAAAGGCACGACGCCGATGACGGCGCAGTTATTCTTCATGCCGACCGCGCTCGGCTGGGATCACCCGGAAGTGCAGCGCAAGCTCGGCGCCGGCGACGTGCTCATCTTCCAGCGCAATGTTATCATCCCGGAGGTGTGGCACGCCATCGACTACTGGCGCGCGCTCGGCAAGACGATAGTCATCGACCTGGACGATGCCTATCCCGACTTGATGCCGAGCAATCCGGCCTTCCCGTACTGGATTCTGAACAAGCCCGGTATCGTGCCCGATCCGGTCAAGGGGCTGGAAGAGGGCTTGCGCCGGGCGCATGCGCTGACCTCGCCGTCGCGCATCATCCTGCGTGATTGGGAGCATGCCGTGCGCGGCTTCCACTTGCCGAACTGGACGCGGCGCATCTGGTACGAGGGCCTGGAGCGCAAGCCGGTCGGCGGGATGGATTACCTGTTCAGCTATGATGACACGGGGATGCTGTTCGCTGAGCCGCGCGAAGGCTCCGAGGGGCAGGTCATCCTCGGCTGGGGCGGCTCGATCAGCCACGTCGATTCATGGCTCTACAGTGGCATCGTCGAGGCGCTCGACCGCATCTTCAAGAAGCATCCGCACGCGCGTCTGAAGTTCTGCGGCCACGAGAAGCGGCTCGACGACCTGGTGCTGTCGCGCTGGGGCGACAAGGTCATTCGGCAGGGGGGCGTCCAGCCAAAGGACTGGCCGAAGGTGGTCAGCACATTCGACATCGGCCTGGCGCCGCTCGATCCGCGTCCGCTGCCGCCGTGGCGCGAGGGCGCTCCGGTGGTCAGCTATGACGACCGGCGTTCGTGGCTCAAGGCGGCGGAATACCTGACGGCGGGCGTGTCGTGGGCGGCGTCGAAGTCCGAGACGTACAAGGAGCTTGCGCATCTGGGGCATATCGTGGACAATACACCGGATGCCTGGTTTGGCGTGTTATCATACATGATTCGGCTCTTGCCGGAGATGAAGGCCGAGGCGTGGAAGAGGCGCAAGCGGGCGCTGGATGGCCTGACGCTGGAGGGCAACATCGGGCGGTACAACAACATCATGGACTCCATCGTCGCCACAGCGCAGGTGTCGGGCGGCGCGAAGCTGCCGGGGGTGGCCTACATCGAATAAGGAGAGACGCCATGAAATTCGGTACAGATCACAATGCTGGCGCGGGCATAGGAGATTTCTATAAATTGACCGAGAGATTCATCCGGGCTGCGGAGGGAGCGGCAGCCAAATCGGTAGCCACTGAGGGCGAAAAGAAGCTCACGATTGAAACTATCAATACGCATATCTACTTTTATGCCGATGTGGATACCGACAGATGTCTCGCGCTCATCAGGAGTATTCGAGAAACCGATGCCATGCTCAGAAATGAGCGCATGACGCGCTCCATTCCAGACGAGATTGGCCTCACTCCTATCTGGCTTCATATTCAAAGCAATGGTGGCGATCTGTTCGCGGGATTAGCTATCGCAGATCAATTCGCCAAAATTGAAACTCCGATCTATTCGGTTGTAGAAGGCTGTTGCGCCAGCGCCGCCACATTGATTTCGGCGGCCTGCACGAAACGTTATATTCTGACGAATGGATTCATGCTTATTCATCAATTGAGTAGCCGTGCTTGGGGGAAATATGAGGAATTCAAAGACCATCAGCACATACTCGATATGTTGATGGAATCCTTGACGAATTTCTACGCAAAACACAGCCGCATGAGCCGCAAAAAGGTGGAAAGTTTACTCAAGCGGGATTCATGGTTCAATGCCGATCAATGTATTGCGATGGGCTTAGTTGACGACGTGTGGGGCAAATGAAGCACTTCAAGACCGCCTTCACTGACGGCAAATGGCAGATGCCCGGGCCGGGCGTCTAATAGCGGCGCAGCGCGTGCGCATGGTCATCATCGAGGAGGACGACTTATATGACATGCGGCAATTTCTCAAGGTGGCCGTCGTCCTGACGTTCGTCGTCGGGGCGCTGACTATGCTACTGAGCGGGAGCGGAGGATGACGCCATGAATGTGATGAATATCCGAATTCTACGATGTCATCAATGCAGAAGTTTATTGCTCGTAAATATTAAAGAATCAGATGCGACGTCGCCGTTATGCAACAGATGTATCCGCGCTGATCGCGTCCATCTTTTTAATAGAATCATATCGGAGGCAGAACGAAACATGACGCCTGACACAGCAAAAAGATTTTTGAGGGCGCTGGCGAAAGAATATAAAACTCTGAAGGGATAGTGATTGAGAGTGGACAATGCTTGTTTTTGATCAAGAAGGCAAGGATTCGCTTATTGCATTATTCGATTTGACAAAAAGATTCGTGCTGATGAGCGGCGGCGACGGGGATGGCTGGATCGTATCTCACAAATACCGCGAATTGGCAGATCTGTTTGAGGCGCATGAATCTGACAAATGGTTCATTTCCAAATATGAGGGCAATGGCATGATCACATTCAGCCACAACCAGGAAAGTATCACCTTCGTCCATGACCGATCATTCCTGCCGATGCTGGTTGGGGATATAGTAATCGAGATATGATGACACAACAGGAGGCGCAGGAGGCCAGCTATCGCATCGCCACGGGCTGGTGGCGGGACTGCGATATGGGCTGCGGCGGCGTGTCGCTGGGCGACGTGATGGAGTATGACGTGCTGCGCGTCGTCGGTGCGCTGCTATTGAAGCGAATCACACAAGAGAAAGAGGCGGAAGGCGATGGCCGAGACGAGAAAAGTTCGCATACAGACTGATGGAAGTCCATTGATCGTGAACTGGCGCGTCTTCATTGATGATATAGATATTTCATCCATTGTGCAGGGTATTGAGGTATCGGCATTCATTCATGATGTAGCAAAGGTTAGGATTCATTGCATAGGATTTGTTGAATGGCCGGAGATGTTCCCGACAGATGCAATAGAAATTATTCAAACGATAGTCGATAAGGTAGACGCGCCTGAGGCAGAATGGATAGCGCCCCATGTCTGAAACCGAGAAGAAAGCGCCGGATAGGGTCCTGCTGATGCCCGGCCATCCCGTCTCAGCGGCCTATTGGCGCGCGCTGTCGGAGCATTACGCGCTGTGCTTCCTCTATCCGCAGGCGCAGGAGCATGCCGCGTCGCTGGGCATCTCGTGCGGCCATCTGGGCCAGTTCTTCGACGCCGACGCCCAGGAGTTCGCCGCGAATGAGGCGGCGCGCATGGTCGGCACGCTGCACGACCGCGCCTGGAATTTCAAGGCGTTCTGCGGCGACCTGCCGCACGACCTGGACGGGCGGCTAAACGAATGGTGGCCGGGCTATATCCTGTCGCACGCGCAGTCATTGACTCAGCGCGTATCAGCGATGGAGGCGTTAGCGGGCAAGGTAAAGATCGCGGGCATCGTGGTGCATGAGGATGTGGCGCCCGACACGCGCTCGATGGTGCTGTGGGCGCGGGCGCGCGGCATCCCGTCCGTGCACGTGCCGCACGCGAATTGTCACCTGCGCGACGATGCCGGCCCGGACATCCACCGCGAGACGCGCACGGACTGGATCGCGGCGAGCGGACAGTACATGGTGGAGTGGTACGCGCGGCACGATTTCTCGCGAGAGCGCATCCGCGTCGTCGGTGCGCCGCAGATGGACGCGCTATACCAGCAGCGCATGGAGCGCAGCGCGGCACTGCACATCTGGAATTTTGATCAGAATGATCGAATCGCCGTCTACGCGACGACCTGGGCGCAGACGACGGGCCTGCGCGGCGGCTGGAAAGACGAACATGCGGCGGGCCTGGAGGCCGTGCTGCGGTTGGCCAAGGCGCAGGATATGAGGCTCATCATCAAAATCCATCCGAACGACGCGGGCGGCGTAGAGAAGAATTTAGAGGACGCCATGAAAGCGGCGGGCGTGAAGGGGCGCGTCGCGCGGCAGCACAACCATTTGGCGCTGTCCGTGGCCGATCTGTTCATCGCGCAGGGGCCGTCGAACATGTGCATCGAGGCGGCGATCTTCGGCGTGCCGGCGTGCTATCTGACGACGGAGGGATTCGATTATCAGACTTCCCCCCTACCCTTCCGAGGAGCGCCGGAGGCATTGGAGGGCGCGGCGCAAATGGCGCTGGAGAGTCGCGGCGATCCGCTCTGGCAGGACTTCATTCGCTTCTACAACGACGCGCACCCGGAGGCGAATGCAGTCGAACGGCTGACGGAATTCGTGAGAGGGGTGTGTCCGTGATCCGCATCCTCTCTGACGGCGTCCTGGAGCAGATAGCCGACCACGCGTCCGACGCGCCGCGCTGGATACCGCAGGAGATGGGCCGCCATATGCGGCGGCTCGGCCCGAAGGCCGTCCGGCGCATGCGGGCCGCCGTGCATCCGAACCGCTATACTGGCGCGCTGGAGGACAGCATCGGCGACCACTACTCGAACAACAATCTGCGCGCCGAGATTTATCCGTCAGCGCAACGTGGGCGATGGGATGCCGGCGTTATCCTGGAGTTGGGGACGAGGCCGATCCCGCGCGCACCCTACTGGCCGATCGCGGCATGGGCGTTCGTCAAGGGCGCGCCGATGCCGGGCGCGTGGCTGAAGATACGCATGCGCGGCGTGTCGGCGCACCCGTTCCTGGACAGGACGATGGATGCGTTCATCCCTGACCTGGACAGGGGCGTCATGGACATGGCAGAGAGCATCGCCGTGCGGCTGCTGTGGGGGGCGGGGAAGCCATGAGCCTTCAGGACATTCGTGAGGGCCTATACACGACGCTTCACACCTGGGGGCCATTCGCGGCCTCTGAGATGTCGGCCTGCGGCTACGACGTGCTGGAGACGGCGAACGCCTGCGCCGTCGTGTTCGCGCCGGGCGACTCCACATTCGAGCCGCTGACCTATGGCGCGAGCGCCATCGACGCGCGCGCCTGGGGCATCGACGGCGAGATTTACATCAAGGACACGGGCAATCCGTGCGCGCTATTGGCCAAGGTATGGCAGGCGCATGACGACCTGTATGATACGCTGGCGCGCGACCGCTTCCTGAGCGGCACGGCGCAATACGCGCGCCTAACGCGCATGGCGTTCAGCCCGGTTCTGTTCGAGGCGGGCGGTCAGGGCTGGGCGCGCGTCGAGTGGACGGTGATCGCGGATGAATTCTAGCCCGCAATTGACCTGATTCGCGGTTTTTGCTATACTGTAACCGTAGCGGCCCGCAGGGGCACAACTGGACGGAATCGCGCCGTCACCCTCGACAGGATCAATCGGGGGGGGGCGGCGCTTTTGCGTTCTGACACAGGCAAGACAGGAGAAAGAAATGCCGAGCTTCATTCATGGTCTCAATGGCGTTGTGTTCCTCCATGATACTGGGGGCACTTGCCGCAATGTGTCCGGCGATCTCAACTCGGTCACGATGTCCTGGACGCGCGACAACCCCGACACGACCACGCTGGGCAAGGTGAATGTCCAGCGCATCACGGGCATCCGGGACGCGACGCTCACCGGCGCGGGCATCTGGAACGCCGATCAGACGACCGGCACGGACGACATCTTCTCCACGCTGATGAATGCCAGCAATGTCCATACACTGATTCAGTGGGCGCCGGCTGGCTGCGCCGTGTCGGGCTGTCCGGTTTATTCCGGCTGTTTCCAGATCTCTCAATACGAGATCGCCGGCCCGGTCAACGGCCCGGTCGCGTTCAACTGGTCATTCCAGCTTTCGAGCGGGTCGGTCACCACGGGCTGCGTAGCCTAATCACGGGAGAACGACATGGACGCATCCGAGTTGTCGGAGCGCATTGGCAACCTCGTCCGCGAGGACATGCTCGCGGAAGCGGCAGTGGAGATCGCGCGGGCGCGGCGCGAGTCAGCGACGTTCGGCAAACGGCACAGCGATCTGCCAGAGCATCCCGACGTATATGTGCGATTCGCCACGACGGGCTATCCGTTCCGGCTGCGCCGCCAGTGGACGGAAGAGGACGATGCGGGCGGGCTGATTGAGCTGATTCTGCCGCACATCGTCGAGTGGAACCTGGCCGACCTGGGCGGGCAGCCAATTCCCCTGACCGACGGCGAGCGCAAGGCGACGCTGCTGGACGACGTCGACCTGCCGCTCGTGACGTGGCTGATCCGGGAGTTCTCGCAATTCATCCTCATCGAACTGGTCTCCCCGCGAAAAAACTGACGCGCGCCGTGGGGCTGTACGTGCTCCACGGCGGCGCGATGCCGAACGATCTCTTCGAGACCGAGCTTGCGCGGCGCATGGGCTGGACGCTGTCGGAACTGGACGAGCAGGACATGGGCCGGGTGCTGCCCGGCCTGCACGCGGCGGGCACGCGCGACGCGCTGGAGGCCGTGCTGAACCATGTGCGCAGCATGGGCAAGGTGAAGCCGACGGACGACGATCTCAGGGTGTATAACGAAGTCACGAAGCTGATGAAGGCAATGGACAATGTCCGGGACTGAGCGCAGGGCTAGGATCATCATAGAGGCGCGCGATGACGCCTCGCGCACGCTGGCGCATGTCGGTCAGAGCCAAGATCGTCTGGGTCAGACGCTGGGCAACTTCGGCAATATCGCAAAAGGCGCATTGATAGGCTTCGCGGGCGCGGCTCTGGCCGGCGTCGCGGCCAGCGTGAAACTCGGCATGAGCATGGAGCAGACGCGCATGGCTTTCACATCCATGCTTGGTTCGGCGCAGGCGGCCAGCAAACATCTCGAAGAATTGCGCGCGTTCGCGGCAAAAACTCCCTTCCAGTTCACAGAATTGACCGACGCCTCACGGCGCTTGCAGGCGTTCGGATTCGAGGCGCAAAATATCATTCCGATGCTGCGCGACATCGGCGACGCGGTCGCGGCAATGGGCGGCAACTCTCAGATGATCGACCGCGTGACATTGGCGTTGGGGCAGATGAGCGCGAAGGGCAAGGTCAGCGGGCAGGAGATGCTGCAACTGACGGAGGCGGGCATCCCGGCCTGGCGCTATTTGGCCGTGGCCGTTGGCGTGAGTACTGCCGAAGTGCAAAAAATGACTGAGAAGGGCCTCATCCCGGCGGACAAGGCGATTCAGGCCATCTTGGCGGGCATGCGCGAGGATTTCGGCGGCATGATGGAGAATCAAAGCAAAACGGCGTCGGGAGCAATCAGCAACCTCGTGGACACGCTGGAGGAAATCGGGACGACCATCGGCGAATTGGTGTTGCCCGCGTTCAAGGAATTTCTGAGGATCGCCAAAGAGGGCACGGATATACTCAAGCTTCTTGTCAATTGGGAAAAAGATTTACATGCCGTATTTCAGACGCATCAAAAGGATATGTTTGCGCTGGTGACGGCTACAGATGATACACGCATTAGTGTCGAGGAATACAACAAAGAAATTCTCCGATCCGGGCAGCTTACGGGCAACGTCACAAAATATACCTATGACGCGGCGGCGGCGCTGCGAGACCAATATAGTTCTGCTGAGCTCGCGCGGCAGGGCTATATCGAGATGGACGATGGCATCTACAAACTGAACCGGGATGTGCGGATATTCACTGAGGAATCTTTGGCCGCACTCCAGCGCGGCATGATTGATCAAGCCTCATCTGCGGATGAGGGCGCGCGCGCATTGAAACGCTATACGCAGGCTGGCGGCGAACTAGAGGGCAGCCTGGGCGATCTCACGGGTGGCATGCAGAAATTGACAAAGGAGCAGAAAGCCTTTCGCGCGGCGATGGCCAATTCGTTCCAGCTGGCGATCGACTACACCAAAGCCAACAAGGAGCTTGCCGACATGCAGGCCGAGTTGGCCGCGCTCGATGAGGAGATCGCACAGAACGGCCCGCGCCGCACGGCGGTCGTGATGAATCAGAGGATGACTGCCGAGGAGCGCGCAGTTGCGGAGGCGAAGCTCGCCGTCGCGCTGGGCCAGCTCCAGGAGGCGCAGGCCAATCTCGATCCGATGAATGCCGAGGCCGCTCTCAAGGTGGCGACACTCAAGGACAAAGTGGCCGACCTGACGGGCACGCTCGGAACGCATACCGCCGCCGTCGGCGGCGCAACAGAGGCGCAAATGAAGCAACGCGACGCGCTGGCGGCGCAGATCGAGCAGTTCCAGCGCGCCGCCGAGATCGAGAGCGCGACGGGCGCGTTTAATGCGCTGACGAAGGCATACCAGGACGGGGTCATCAGCGGCGAGCAGTACACAGAACGCGCGGCGCGACTGAATGACATCACGCATCTGTATACCGACGAGGCGCTGAAGGCGGCCATTTCACAGCAGCATCTCATGTCAGCGCTGTCTGATCCATCTGGCGGGCGATGGCTGACGACGCTGTTGGGCATGAAGGATTCGTTGGATGGCGTCGTGAAGGGTACGGAAGCGGCGGCAGAGGCGACGGGCGGAATGCACGCCAAATCGAAAGAGGCGCGCGACGCGATGCTCGGCGCGGCAGAAGAAGAATTCGCCGCACTCCAAACCGTGAAAACTAAGGGCGGGGAAGCGAAGGAATCCATCGACACACTCCGGGAGAGAACGCAGCTTTTGGGCGAGGAGTTTGGGCCGGTGATGACGGCGGCAGACGCAGCCAAAATCAAGCTGGTGGACACATTCGAGGGCGCAATGGCGGCAGTGCTCAATGCGCACAGGGAAGTGGATGTCCTGCAAACCAAGCTGGATATGTTGCCCGCGTCCAAGCAGATTCGCATCGAGCTGTTGATGCCCGAAGGACTGAACACGCTTCTGGGTGGTGGAGAAGCCCCTACCCCGCCCGCGCATCCTGGCCGCCAGCAGGGTGGCCCGGTATGGCCGGGCGGCGCCTTCCGAGTCGGCGAACGCGGATCGGAATGGTTCGTGCCGCGCATGCCGGGCTTCGTAGTCAATCAGCAGCAGGCGGCAGGCGCCGTGGCTGCGGAGCGCGGACCGCGCAGCGTGCAGAACATCACCAACAACGTGACGATCAACGATCGGCTCGCGGCCGCGCTGTTCTTCGAGGAGCAGCGGCGGCAGACGCGCGGGCGCATCGAGGACGTGATGTAATGGCGACCAGCTTGAGATTGATCAGGGGGGACGATATTGTGGCGGGGGCCAGCCCGCTCGTGCTGACTGACGATACGGATGGATTCTCCGTACGTTCGTGGCAAACGGCGACGCCCGGCCCGGAGGACGACCGCGTCATCGAGCAGTTCACGATGACCGTGACTGGATCGAGCCACGACGCCATCGCGGCGAATGTTCAAAAACTCGACCTCAAAGAGAGACAGGTTGAGGAATTCAAAACGGGCGTAGATAAATTTGGCATCTGGCTCGAAGCGAAAGCGGCAAATGAGACGAATAAGCGACAGGCATTAGTCACCGGCATGCAGCACAGCATGAGCGGGCCGTATGGCGTCGCGTTCGATCAGAGCAATAAGATCATCGATTTCGGACTGGCCATTGAGCGCACTCCGTTCTGGGAACTCGATTCAACCTTGAGTTCTTATGCGATTCCAGCCGCCACCAGCAAGCTAAAATTTCTGGGGGGATCTGGGAATTATGGCAGTATCCGTAGCGTGCCGGGTGATGTGTCGGCTAGGATGGCCCTGCTCATTCTTACGGGAGCCTCGACAACCTCGAATAATATCAGCGAAGTTTGGGCAGGATTTAGAAGCGATCGTTTTGGCTCTGCTTCTAACTTCAAGTCATTGTGGGAGCTCGAGTTAGGCAGCGCGAGCAATAATACAGCGACTAGCACTGCCGAAGATGGGACTTCCAATCCCGCAAGTGGAACAACTCCCAAGATGATGCGCTGCACATTCGGCGCCGGCGATACGACGATGCAGAAGCGTGTATCTATCAGGACAGATCAAGCCGTTTCAAGCAACCGCGCCGATCAGCGTGGTCAATTTCACGTTCTGCTGCGCGCGAAAAAAACTATATCGGGCGACACGATTCATGTGAGATTATTAGATGGATTCGATCAGTCTGCGGCTTTCAGAACCAGTGAACGCGTAGAAATCACCAAGACAGTATGGTATTTATACAATCTGGGAAGCGTACAAATTCCGAGTCCCGGTCGCCAGGTGCAAGCTATCGATACATTCGACAGATATAGCTTGATTGTGCACGCACAACGAGCGTCAGGCGGCACGGGTAATCTTGATCTGGATTGTCTGTGTCTCGTTCCATATGGAGAAGGATTGGTCTATGTCTCGAATGCGTCGGTTCAGGTAGCCAGCGGCTCGACGACGAAAACCTTCGTGCAAAATACGGCTGACGGAATCGTTCAGGCGACGGCCACCCTCGGCGGCGCTTCCGGTCCGACGCATGGTGTGCAGGCCCATATCACGGGTGGCGTGCCCATAGGGAGAGGAGTCATTTTCACTTTTGGACAGTCAACCACCGAACAACACATCAATGACGAGTGCACTCTAACTTTCTTCGCAGCGCATCGCTGGTTAACTTTGCGTGGTAATCAATAGACATGTCCATTAGCCTAAGTCTGTATGACAACGTAAAACAATCCTCAGCGCATCTATTTGATCTGTCTGGACGTATTCCGCGCTGGCGGCGCAGCATCCGCGATCCGGGCGGATTCTGGATCGGCGAGGGCGCCTATGAGTCCGAGGAACAGGATATGCGGCGGCTATTCATGAATGGCCTGGGCCTTGAATTGCGGGAAATCTCAGGCGGTCTGATCACCTGGCAAGGATTTATCTCTGAGCTAGAGATGACGCTTGGCGGCGTGATATGGAGACGGGCCATGCTGCCCGTGCGCAACGCCGTGAAATTGCTTTTTTCCCGCACTGGCGACACGCTCCTGACGAACGGCAATGCCGAATCGGGCGTATGGACGGCCTACACCGTGGGCGGCGCGCCGACGATCACGCAGGACACGACCTGGCGCACGGGCGGCACATACTCCATGAAGATTGTCGCCACGGCGGGCGGCCAGGGGGCCTACGTCGGGCAGTCCATCGCCATTAGCGCCAAGACCTCATATCTGTTCGAGATAAACGTCAAAATCACCTCGTCGATCTGGATATTCGTCGTGCAGTTGGCGAGCGGCAAAACGCTCTCAGAGTCTACAGTCAGCGCGACGGGCGAGCGCAGGATACGGCTTTTCATCTCGGAATCCAATGCCGAGGCGGGCAACGTGGACATCTGGCTTGAGACGACTGGGCCGGGAGGCGCGGGCACGATCAACTGCGACGATGCGACGTTCCGCACCGCACCCGTGCCGGGAGACACGGGCTGGTATGACGATACGAATTCACAGACAGAATTCGGGCGAATCGAGGACATCCTCGTCGAGGGCGTGATGACCTCGAACGCAGCGCAGGCTAAGGCGCAGACGCTCCTGCGCAAGACGGCATGGCCGCGCAGCATGCCGCCGGCGTCGTTCGAGTCCGAAGTGACGCAGGAACTATTGCGCCAGGAGCGAGGCCTGCGCTTCCGGGCATCAGGATATTGGGCGACGCTCAACTACAAGTTCCTGACTGTGCCAGGCACGGACGACGCCAGCGCTCACGTGACGACCATCGCCGACGACGCGGAGTTCGTCACGTCGTCGGACATTGAGACGAATACGCTGCAATACCAGGTCGAGTCCATCATCAATACGCGCGCCGGGGACGCGCTGGTGGACATTGCGGCGGCAGGCGACGCCAGCTTCAACCGCTGGAGCGCCGGCATGTGGGAGGGGCGGCGGCTGATCTACGGCCAGACGTCGACGGACATCAGGTATCGCTATAACAAGGGCAAACTGTACGACATGGCGGGCAACCTGGTCATGCCCTGGCTGGCACGACCCAGTTGGATTTTTTTGGATGATGCGCCATTAGCATTCCAATTCGCATCCTCAAATGTCGAGGACGACCCGCGCCGGGTGTATGCGCAAGAGATCGAGTTTGAGATGCCGAACACCTTGCGCTTCAAGGCTGAGGAGCTATAGCCATGCCACGCGATTCCGCCAAGCTGGGCCGGCGCAGCATATTCGTGGACGCCTACCGGCTGCGCACGCTCTGGGATACGCCGACGTTCGCGGAGTCCGGGAGCGCGCTGGCCGCGACGCCGCCGAGCACGCTGTCGCAGTCGTCGTCGAACGTGTCGGCGTGCACGCACACGCACGCCATCCTGTCGGCGAGCAACCCCGGCGTAGCGGCGAGCCTGCTGGCGACGAGCGCGAGCGGCGTGCTTGCGCTACAGAAATTGGGCGTCGGAACGGCCTGTCCTATCGGGGCATTCCAGCTTCACACCCCCGACATTGTCACGGCCTATTTTGATTCGAGCTTTGTGACGCGTGCACAATTAAATG